TCAAATGGGTTGCAATCTTTACTAGCTGAAACGGCTGTTACATCTTCTGACTTTAATACTGTTAAAGCATTAGTAAACGGTGAATTAGATACATTCTTAGGTTTCAAATTCCATGTAATTGGTGACCGTACTGAAGGTGGTTTAGCAATTGATGGTTCATTAGACCGTACTTGTTTTGCTTTCCATAAAGATGCTATCGGTTATGGCGAAGGTATTGCACCAAAAACAGAAATCAACTATGTACCAGAAAAAACATCATTCTTGGTAGCATCTATGTTTTCTGCTGGCGCAACAACTATTGACGCTGAAGGTATTGTGTCTATTGTTGCTCGTGAATCTTAAGGAGAATAGATAAATGGCTTATTCATCAACTGGTTTTTCAACCATAGCGGCATCTAAAGCTGGTAATTCACCAGCAATGTATGCTTACAAAACAACAGACGCACTTGCGGATGTCAACACAGCTGGCTATTTTAACGCTTTATCTGGTCAGTTAAGTGTAGGCGATTTAATCTACGGTGTAACATCAACAGGCGGTACTGCTGTTGCAGCATTATATTATGTTCTTTCTAACGCTGCTGGCGTTGTGGATGTAAATGATGGTACTGTATTAGCTAACACTGATACTGACTAAGTAATATTGTAATATAGCTACCCTGCATAACGTAGGGTAGCTACTTTTATATGTAAAGGTTAATATGGCAAGCGCAAACTCAGCTTTATCAATTTGTTCTGACTCATTATTAATGCTTGGGGCTGACGCAATTTCATCTTTTACTGACGGCTCTGACGGAGCATCTATTTGTGACCGACTATATCCAGACCTTCGAGACCAAGCTCTTATGGTTTATCCATGGAGTTTTTCTTTTAAGAAGACACAACTAGCAAGACTGGTAACAACACCAGCAAACGAATATAAATATGAGTATCAAATGGCAGCAGATAGACTTGGTTCACCGAGAGCTGTGTATAACTCAGATGGATTAAATCAAACTCCAATTACGTCTTACCGTATTATGGGGTCTAAATTATTAACCAACGAAGAAATTATTTATGTTGATTATCAATACTCAGTACCTGAATCTGAAATGCCAGTATGGTTTATTCAGTTTTTAAAATACTTAACAGCAGCACACATTGCATTTCCTATTACTGAGCAGTTAGATAAAGCTGATTACTATAGAATTTTAGCAATTGGCACACCAGGCGACAATGGTCGTGGTGGATATATGCGTACAGCAATGAACATTGATGGAATGAATCAACCAGTAAATAGCATTAAAGACTTTTCACTAACTCAAGTAAGGAACTAGATGGCTCGCTTTGTCACAGTGCAGACAAACTTTACTGGTGGTGAATTAGACCCACTTCTACGCGCACGCGTTGAATTACCGACTTACAACAACTCACTAGAAAAAGCTACTAACGTTATATGCCAACCACAGGGCGGGATTACTCGCAGGTCTGGCACTCGTTACTTAATGACATTGCCTAACACTGGAGCTGACTCAGTTGCAAACGGGTCAAGATTGGTGTCGTTTGAATTCTCTACTGTTGACAGCTATATGTTGTGTTTCACGCATAACCGTATGCACGTATTTAAAGATGGTGCTTTAGTTGAAGACATTAACGGAAGCGGTAATGACTATTTAGCTTTAACACTTCCATCATCATCTTTAAATGAAATGTGCTGGACTCAATCTGCTGACACATTAATTCTTGTACACGAAAACATTGCGCCTATTAAAATAGTACGTGGTGCTTCTGATGCAACGTGGACAGCAAGTACACTGGTATTTGCTAGTGTACCCAAGTATGCGTTTACTGTAACAACTACTAATCCAGCAGGAAATATTACGCCTACTGCTGTTTCAGGCAAGGTGACAATTAACGCATCTAGTGGCATTTTTCTTGTAGGGCATGTTGGACAATACATTAATGCTACTCCACAAGGTAGGGCAAAGATTATTGAGTACAAGAGTTCTACCCAAGTAAACGTAGTAACAGAATTTCCATTCTTTAGCACAGCAGTTATTGCTAATGGAAATTGGGATTTAGAAACTGGATATGAAGCAGTATGGTCTGTTACCCAAGGTTACCAAAGAACAGTAACATTCCATCAAGGTCGCTTATATTTTGGTGGAAGTAAATCAAGACCATCTACTATATGGGGTTCTAAGGTAGGGTTGTTTTTTGACTTTGAAGGCACAGAAGGGTTTGATGATGATGCAGTAGAAGCAACGTTAGACACTAATACTTACAATGCTATTACTGACATGATTTCTACAAAAGATTTACAAGTGTTTACTACTGGCGGTGAGTTCTTTGTGCCACAACAAGGTCTAGAGCCTATTACTCCATCTGCATTTTTCTTAGCAACTGCGGGTAGAAACGGAAGCAAACCTGGCATTAGGGTTCAGCAATTAGAATCTGGCGTTATGTTTATTCACCGTCAAGGTAAAATGTTAAATGAGGTAACGTATAACGACACTGCATTAACATATTTAACAAGTAAGATTTCATTACTTGCTGGACACTTGCTTAAAAATCCAAAACGTATTGCACTTAGACGCGGTATCAACACAGACGAAAACGATTTGTTGTTTATTGTTAATGAGCTAGATGGCACTATAGCTGCTTTTTCTTTAATTCGTTCTCAAAATGTTATTGCCCCATCAGAGCTTATTACAAACAATGGTCAATTTATTGAAGTTGGTATTGATGTTGATGACATCTATACTATTGTAAAACGAACCATTGAAGACGTTGTTGAATATTATATAGAAAAGTTTGAAAAAGGATTATTGACAGACTGTGCCACAACAGGCGGTGCTGTATCATCCGTATCAGCACCACAGCTTGCTGGAAAGTCCGTAAATCTTTTACTGGATGGATTGGTTCAAGCAGATGAAACAGTGGCTACAGGTGGTGCTGTGAGCATCCCTAGGGACTCTACTGCCAGTTATGAAGTAGGCTTACCTATTAGTGTTGAAGCTAGAACAATGCCAGTTGAATTAGCATTAAGGGCTGGCACTAGGATTGGATTTAAAAAACGCATTGTTGAAGTTAATGCAATGGTTATAAATACTCAGCACATGAAGATTAATGGCAAAAATGTTTCATTTAGAAAATTTGATACGGCTGGCATGTTAGACTCAATTATTCCAGACTTTACAGGAATTAAAGTTATCCACGGCATTTTAGGTTATAGCACCAATGCTAGAATTACAGTTACACAATCCCTCCCATTAAAGTTTACTTTACTTGGTATGGAATATAAAATAGCGGTCAATCAGGGGACTTAATATGGCGGCAGCAATTCCTTTCATAACAGCAGCAGCTCCTTACTTAGCAATTGGGGCAGCTGGTTTGTCTGCTATTGGGTCAATACAACAAGGCAAATCTCAAAATGAAATGTATAAATTGCAAGCACAACAAGCTAAATTAAAAGCTAGTCGTGATGCTTTGCAATATGAGCAACAAGCAAACATGTTGTTTGAGCGTATGATTCAAACAAATGCAACAGCAGCAGCCAAAGGGTTTGCTGGTGGAGTGCAAGGCTTTAGTGGTTCTGCAAAATTAATACAAGAAAGAAATAAAAAAGTGGCTGGTAGAGATATTCAAATTATGAATCAGTCTAGCGCAGATGCAATTTTATTTGGAGACACTCAAGCGTCATTATTTAAAGCTGCTGGTAAGCAAGCTAAATCTAGCTCTTATTTTGATGCTATTGTTACATTAGGAACTGCTGCCTACGCTTATGGTAAAACCGCATCTGGGACGACTGTAACTAAAGCACCTGTAGTAGATAAATCTTTTTATCCTAGGAACAAATAAATAATGGCTGAGTTACCTAAGTACCAACAAACAGGCAGGGTTACCCCTGATATGCCACAGCTTGATTTTGCTAATGTAAGAGAGTCTTTTCGCGCATCTCAAATGATGACAAAAGGGCTTGACAAACTATCATCTTTTGCATTTGAAAAAATGGGAAAGCAAGCAGAAGAAGACGCAATTAAAAATGCTATTCTTCAGCCATTAACATTAGAGCAAATACAGCAAGCAAATCAGCGTGGTGAAAGTGTTTCGGATTTATTAAATCAAGTTGGTGGCGGTGAAATATATCAAGACACTTATCGTAAAATTCAAGGAAAGCAACTACGGTCAGAGCTTGAAATTACAGCTCAACAAGCATTATCTTCAATTCAATC